CTCAACCTTCAAGGTACTCGACTTACCGAACAAATTCGTATCTGGCTTCATGAGACGGTAGAGGTTAAGCTTGGTATGAATAATTTCAATACATCTCTTCAAATTTCTAACACCCTCTTCCTTATTGGTATATTCATCGACGATGTAGTCAATAGTGTCCTCTGGAATAATTACATCACCTTCATCAAAAGCAACTTCACTTCTAATCTTAGGCATGAGATGCTTGCTTGAAATGATTTGCTTTTGCTTCTTCTGATATCCTGGTACTTGAATTCTGTACATTCTATCACGAAGAATAGGATTAACCTTACTCTCATCGTTGTAGCTGAAGATGAATAGGCATCTGCTCAAATCAAAATCAATCTCGGCGAAATATTTATCGTGAAACTCTGAGTTCTGAGATGTGTCTGTCAAGTGAGTTAGAATACCAATAATCTCTTCACCCTTGGGAGTATCACTCACCTTGTCCAACTCATCAAAGTAAATGACTGGGTTCATAGACTGGCATCTAAGCAGTATCTCTACAATTTGACCCCAGACAGCACCTTCATAAGTATAAGAGTGACCTTCCAAGAAACTACTATCTGTAGCACCACCAAGTGCGATGAATGCGAATTCTCTTCCTAGAATTTTGCTGATACCTTCCTTGACAAGAGTTGTCTTACCAGTACCCATAGGACCCTTAATTGCGAGGGCAGTACCAGTAGCGGAAGGATTAGAAATCCATTGGCCGACAAATTGCATGATTTGCATCTTAGCATCATCCATGCCAAATACAGCATCATCTAATCTGTTCTTGGCGTTTTCTAGAAATTCACTAGATTTTTCAACACCATCAGCTCTGGTAATGGACATGTTATTATATTTATTAAATGGGATTTTCATGAAAGTATCAACCCAGTTCTTGATTTTGTAAAACTCACCACTTCCAGGTTCCATATTTCGCAACATATTAATTTTCTTAATTGCGGCTGCCTTGAATTGTGGTGGGATTTCAGATTCAAGAAGACTTAGTCTGTATGGCTTTTCAAGCTTGCAGATTTGGTTAACTTCTTCCATTTGTTCCAAGATTTTCCTTTGTTCCTTAACAGAAAGCTTTCTGAAGAATGCAGTATCATTCATAATATTTTTATTGTGCAAATTTTCAATAAACTTGCGTTGATTTTTACTTTTCTCCTTCTTGGAGAATTTATTTTTTTGTTTTTCATATGATTTAATTTCTTTATCGACGTTTTCAATCATTTTCTTATAGAAAGAAGAGCCTTCGTTGGCCTTTAGCAGTTCTTCAAGTTGAGTACGAGAGGCTTTTGCGGTTTCAATCTCTTTATCGAGGTCTTCCTCAGAAAGCTTCTTTGCCTTACCAGAATTTTCTTCATCATCATCGGTTTCATCTTCGGTTTCATCTTCGGTTTCATCTTCATCCTCAGAATCATCTTCATCATAATCTTCGTCTTCATCATATTCTTCGTCATCTTCATATTCTTCATCCCAATCTTCATCCAAATCAATTTCGGCATAATTTTTACCAGGATTTCCAATTGTAAATATAAGATTGAATTTTTTACCGTTACGAAGAGTACGTGGTTCTTCATCATCATATTCCTCCTCTTCACTTTCTTCTTCACTTTCACTCTCAATAATTCTTTTATTCTTCTTTTTATTTTTCTTTTTATTCTGCTTTTTCTTACTTACCTTAATTTCTTCCTCTTCCTCCTCTTCCTCCTCTTCCTCCTCTTCCTCGGCTTCCTTGGCTTTCTTTGCAGAATATTTAGATGGATACATTTTGTTTAAGAATTTTTTGAAATTTTTCTTGGATTTAACTACTTCTGTAGCTTCATCTTCAGAAGTGTCTTCAAGAAACTCTTCCTCATCAATATCATCATCATTACCATCACCGTATGATTTTTTCTTGAGTTCTCTTTTTTGTTGTTCCTTCTTTTGTTGCTTGTTCATAGTTTTTGACTTAGGAGATTTGTCCTTTGGCATTTTATATATAATTATAAAATATATTTAAATCTAAATCAATTTTTTTATAATAAATTTGTAATATTAAATAAAAATGATTTGAAAAGAATATAAAAATATTGTAGTATAATAATAATAGGATGGCAACTAATGACAACACAAAAATAAATGTTTCAAAAATTATCGGTATTCAGTTTAGTATTTTATCGCCAGAAGAAATACGCAAGGCATCTGTTGCTGAGATAACAAATAAAGAGACTTATGTAAATAATAAACCCGTAATTGGTGGATTATTTGATCCGAGAATGGGTGTTCTTGAACCAGGCCTTATTTGTCCAACAGACGGTTTAGATTATATAAAAACACCAGGATATTTTGGTCATATAGAATTGGCAAGACCAGTATTTTATATTCAGTATTTAACAACAATTCTAAAAATATTACGTTGTGTATGTTTTAAATGTAGTAAATTATTGATATCAAAAGAGAAATATAAATATTTGTTAGGATATTCTGGAGAAGAAAGGTGGACAAATGTTTTTCATAAGATATCAGGAAAAATAAAGAGATGTGGTGAAGAATGTGAAGATGGTTGCGGGTGTAAGCAACCAGATAAAATTAGACGAGATGGGTTAGCAACAATATTTGCTGAATGGACCGGTAGCGGAGACGAAGATGATAAAATGACAGTAAGATTAGTTCCTGAAACTGTATTGAAAATATTTAAACGTATAAGTAATGAGGATGTAGATTTTATGGGATTTAATTCTACATTTTCAAGACCAGAATGGATGGTATGTGAAGTAATGATGGTACCACCTCCTGCAATTCGTCCGTCAATTAAACACGATGCTCAGCAGAGAAGTGAAGATGATATTACACATATTCTAGTAAATATAATTAAGGTAAATAAAATATTACAAGAGCGAATTGAACAAAATTCGGCTCAAAATGTAATTGATGACTGGACATTACAGTTACAATATTTCGTATCTTCTCAAGTAGATAATAAAATACCTGGCATATCTTCTGTAGCTCAACGTTCAGGAAGACCTTTGAAATCAATTAAGGAACGATTGAACGGAAAGGGTGGTAGAGTAAGAGGTAATTTAATGGGTAAGCGTGTTGATTTTAGTGCTCGTTCTGTAATTACAGCAGACCCTAATTTATCAATTAAAGAACTTGGTGTTCCAAAAAAGATTGCGATGAATATTACAAAACCAGTAGTAGTAAATAAAAGAAATAAATCTGCACTTTTAAAGTTAGTAATAAATGGTCCTGAAAATTGGCCAGGTGCTAAAATAGTTGAAAGAAAAAATGGAGAAAGTATTTCCCTTCGCTACACAGAACGTGAAAAACAAAAATTAGAGGAGGGTGATATTGTACACAGACATATGTTAGATGGAGATGCTGTATTGTTTAACAGACAGCCTACTCTTCATAGAATGAGTATGATGTGTCATATTGCAAGGATTATGAAGGAAGGAGATACATTCCGAATGAATGTAGCAGATACTAAGCCATATAATGCAGATTTTGATGGTGATGAAATGAATTTGCATATGCCTCAAGATTTAGAATCTGAATCTGAACTACGTAATCTAGCAGCAGTTCCTTATCAACTAGTTAGTCCTTCAAATAATAAACCAATTGTTGGTATATTTCAAGATTCTATGTTGGGAGCATATCAATTAACTAGGAATACTACAAAATTTTCTAAAAGAGATGCTATGAATTTACTTATGAATAGTAGCGATATAGATTTAAATATATTTACAAATAAAAAGGTAAGTTCGTTTGATATTTTATCTCAAATCTTGCCCCCAATTACGTTGAAATATAAGAATAATATTTGGAATGAAGAGGAAGATTATGATAAATCGAATAATGTTCTTGAGATTTACGATGGAAAATATAAGCGCGGTCTTCTAGATAAGGGATGTCTAGGAAACGGGACTTCGGGTATAATTCATCGTATATGCAACGATTATGGAAATATGGCTTCCGCAAAATTTATTGATGACTTTCAGAATATTGTAACTGATTATATGAAGACCGCATCGTTTAGTGTTGGAATTAGCGATTTGGTTTCAAATGAAGAGACAAATACTAAAATTGTAGAAGCTATTAATAAAAAGACGAATGAAGTAAAAGACGTAATTGACCAATTGCATCTTGGAATTTTCCAAAACGATTCTGGAAAGGCAAATAGCGAAGAATTTGAAACAAAAGTAAATAGTATTTTGAATAAGGCTACCGCAGAATCAGGTAAAATTGGTTTGAAAAATTTAAGTAAAGATAACCGTTTTGTTACCATGGTTAAGGCTGGTTCAAAGGGTTCTGAATTGAATATATCTTTTATGATTTCATGTCTTGGTCAGCAAAATATTAATAGCAAACGTATTCCATATGGATTTGATAATAGAACTCTTCCCCACTTTTCTAAGTTTGATGATTCGCCTAGTGCTAGAGGATTTGTTGAACAATCGTATATTAAAGGACTTTACCCCGAGGAATTGTTCTTTCATGCGATGGGCGGTAGAACAGGTTTGATTGATACTGCTGTAAAAACATCAACAACTGGATATATTCAAAGACGATTAATTAAAGGTCTTGAAGATTTGAAAATTTGTTATGATATGACGGTTAGAAATAATCGTGGTAAAATAGTACAGTTTTCATATGGTGATGATGGAATAGATACAGTATTTGTAGAAAATCAGATAATTCCAATTGTTAAAATGACAAATGAAGAAATTTATGTTCATTATTATATCACTAATGAAAATTCAATAGTATTTACAAAGGAAATGCAACGTAAAATGAAAAAGCAAAAGGATGCATATGGTATTGTATCTCAAAAATATATTGATAAAATGATTGGTGTTCGTGAAGAGATAGTAAAATATGTGTTTGGAAACAAAAATAACAGCAAGGTTCATTTACCTGTTGCATTTAGTTTTATAATAAATAATATTAAAAATCAATTTAAGATATCAAAGAATTCTATCGTAGATATTACTCCACTAGAAGCATTTGATATGATAGAAAATAAATATGAAGATTTGAAATCCATTTACTACAGTCCTCCTACTAAATTATTTGAAATAATGTACTTCTATTATTTATCTCCCCGTGAATTATTGGTAATTAAGCGATTTAATAGAGCAGCTCTTACATATTTGCTTGATTATATCATTACTATTTACAAAAGATCTATTGTTGCACCAGGTGAAATGGTTGGTATGATTGCGGCACAATCAATTGGTGAGCCAACTACACAAATGACACTTAATACATTTCATTTTGCAGGTGTTGCATCTAAATCTAATGTAACTCGTGGTGTGCCTCGAATTGAAGAAATATTGTCAATCTCAGATAATCCTAAGAACCCGTCTGTTACAACATATCTAAGAGATGTTGATAAATATGATAGAACTAAAGCACAATCTATAATGTGTATGATTGAACATACAAATCTAGCAAATATTGTTTCATCGGTTGAAATTCGCTTTGACCCTGACGATTTAACAACACTTGTAGAGGAAGATAAAGAAATGATAGAACAATACTATCAATTTGAAAAGATGATTTCAGAAAGTGGAGCCGAAAATATTTCTGCACCAAGAGAAAAATCAAAGTGGATTTTTAGAATGGAATTAGATTCGGAAATTATGTTTGAAAAGAATATTACGATGGATGATGTACATTTCGCAATCAAAAATATATATCAAGATGACGTTACATGTGTTTATTCTGATTATAACGACGATAAGTTAATATTTAGATTAAGAATGAATAATGTTTTGAGGAAGGAGAAGGCCAAGAAAGATATTAAAAAATCTCTTGACCAATCTGATGAAATTTATTTGTTGAAAAGTTTCCAAGATACGATGTTAAATAGTGTTGTGTTAAAGGGAATTAAGAATATTAATAAGGTTATTATCAGAAAAATATTAGATGAAGTAGTTATGAATGAAGATAAGTTTGAAACTAAAGAGTCGTGGGTACTTGATACAGTAGGTACAAATTTAATTGATATTTTGAGTTTAGATTATGTTGATGTGAATAAAACATTTACAAATAATATTACAGAAATGTATAGTGTGCTGGGTATAGAAGCAGCACGACAAACTATTTATAATGAATTTATAGAAGTGATTGAGTTTGATGGTACATATTTGAACTCGCACCATTTAAATATGCTATGTGATAGAATGACATATAATTATAAAATGACATCTATTTTCAGACATGGTATTAACAACGATGATATTGGTGCATTAGCAAAAGCATCATTTGAAGAAACTCCTGAAATGTTCTTGAAAGCAGCAAGACATGGTGAGCTTGATCATATGAGAGGTATTTCAGCAAATGTTATGTGTGGTCAAGAAGGATATTTTGGAACAAGTATGTTCCAGATATATCTAGACCAAGATGCATTTAATGAGGTTGATGAAGATGATTATATAATTACAAATGACGAAGATATAATTGAAGATGCGTTCAATAGCGTTGGTGATAACAGCGATGATAAATGTTCTTCTTCAAATTTGAAGTTAAATAATACAGCTACAAATATAAAAACAAAGAATATTAAGATGGATGATGGTTATGTGCCTGATTTCTAATAATAAAATATTAGGGTATAATATATTTTTTATTTCAATATAAATATATTATATATATTATAAATAGTTATGACATGCACATTATTTACATATATATATTCAAAATTAAGTGAAGATAAAAAAAATAAATTTTTAAATAAAATATTTATATGTGGAGCATTTTGGAAATTCAAATATGACAATAATTATAATAAATTTACAGAGTTTTATAATTATGTTAATTCAGAACCTGAAAAATTATTTTTATATAATAAAGAAGAATATATAGATGCTTTTTGTCATATTCAAAAAATTTATCATGCATTTTTAAAATTAAAAAATGTCGTAAAATATAAATATTATAAAAAATATAATTGTGATGAAGATTTATTAGGTAATAAATTGAGTGACATAAAAGATACATATAAAATAAAATTAATAGAAAACAATACTGTATATAATCTTAGTTTAAAAGATTTATTAAAAAATATTTCTACATTATTAACATATAACGAAGGGTATTTTTTAGAGCCTAGATATCCAATTAATCCATTTACAGGATTACAATTATCAAAACATAATCTATATAATATATATTTTGCATATAAAAAGACATTTTTAAGAGTACAAATGCCATTAGAACATTTTTTTATTTGTGATTTTAATTTAAAAAATTATAAAAAGTATTCTGAAGGATTAGTAAATCACGAATTAATAAGAATAAATGTAAAAAATATGGAGATTGATGAATTTAAATTAACAATAAAAAGGTTATTCAGACAATATACATGTAAACCACCAAATTTTTGTGATGATTTTCCAAAACAAAGAATTAGAGATATTTTTAATCCATATGTTCAATTATTTATGTATATAAAATATGGTCAAGATAAAAATAGGGTGTTCTGGTCAAAGAAATTATTGAAACAACAAGTAAAACGATTTTCAAATTATATGCGTGAAAATAACCCAATATTTGGGCGTGTTATACGAAAATTGAAAATGTCAAAGGACGGTAAATCACGTGTCTTCAAAAAGGTTGTTGTAGATGATCATGTTAGATGGGATAGAAACTTTCCATATATAAAAGAAAATAAGGAACTACCAGGTTTTGGTATTTTTAGAACAACATATGGAGAAAACGATGACAACAACCAAGATGACAACCAAGACGCTGAAATATCAGAAAGTGAAGCAAATACAGAAATAGATGATAGTGATGATGAGGAAGTTATTGATACTCCATTTTCAACAGGTTTACCTACTATTAGGCACATGCATTCTGAAACGAATTATTTTACAAGGTCTGTGAGACGTTCTACAGTATGGGATAATCTATATAGAGAAGCAGATATTGAAAGTTCACCCCCTTTTCATGTTACATCGTTACATGGTTTCTCTAGAGTTCCTAGTTTTCATTTCGAACCAAGAACACCTCCAAGAACACCTCAAATAACACCTCCAATAACACCTACTGGTATAGATTTAAGTGATAATTTTACAACAAGTACAATAGGAACAGTTACTAGTATTGATTTAACTAATAATTTGACAACAAGTACAATAGGAAGATCTTATGATATAGATTTAAGTGATGATTTTGCAGTACTTTTTGAGGATAATGATGAAATAGATAGCACATTAGAAGATGAAAATATAAATGATATATCAGGAAATCAAGATACTATAAATAATAATGATGAAATAGATAGCATATCAGAACATGAAAATATAAATGATATATCGGGAAATCAAGATATTATAAATAATAATGATGAATTACAAAGTTATATTAATAATAATCCTCATACTATAAATGAAATAAATAATAATGTTATGGCATGTAGTATATTAACACGATTAATACAAATTAGAATGTTTCATCTCAATAGTAGCTCTGATACAATATATTCATTATTAGATCAATTAATTACAAATCAAATTAAAATAATTGCAGGTAAGCTTTTAGTAAAATATCTAAGTAATCAATTATCAGATAGTATGCGGGAGACAGTTATTAATACTATTATAGCAGATGAAGGTGGAGGAGAACTTCTTAGTGAGATTATTAGTAACTTGCAAACTTTTCATGATAATATAACAGTTAATCAAACAGAATCAGATAATTTTAATGAATTATAATTTTATAAATAAATTTTTTAATTTATAAAATTAATTATAGGTTTACTGTAATTGTCTTTTGCTTTTTTTCTGTTTTATGATGTTTACTTATATATACAATTTTGTCATCGGTTTGTATTTTTATTTCCCAATCAGAGGGGTTTATAGGAGTGCATATACCATCAACGCGTCTAAATTCGTTAGGACATCTATTTCTTTCCTTGACATTTTTTTTGACTTGGAACGCTTCATCTTCCTTTTCTTCAACAATATCTTGAACATCATCTGTTATTTTTATTAATTTATGTATATTATTATGAGGTATGTGTATTTGAGGATATGCTGTATCATATAGTTTATTAAATTTACTTTTCATTTCTGTTAGATTTTCAAAATATTTTGAAGTTAATAAAGATTGTGGTAAAATAAACTCATCTTCATTCAAGTTGTAACTTTGTTTAACTAAACTTAAATAACTATCAATATCAAATATAAATTTTCTAATATAATCATATCTTAGTATTTCATCATAAAATCTTTCATAATAAAAATACTCGTTACTATTTTCTGTCATAAGATTTATTGATGGTACAATAAGATTTTTCTTTTCCTCATCAAAACATATATTTTCTTCCAAATCTAATTCCATAATTTTTTTGTTATCAAAATAATCTACAAAAACTACCATTTTATTTGTTAATTTTTTAACAATAATATTAATTCTTGTTACTTTATCTTCATAATTAATTGATTTATCATTTATAATTTTCTGTAATTCATTTTTATCAGATGTATTACTAGGTTTATTTATTTGTATTCTTATAAAATTTCTGAAACAATCATAAAACCTATTTTCAAGCTTTATTTTTTTAACAAATAAATTTGTATTTATATCTTTTAATTTGCTTTCTTTTGAGAATAATTCTGCATCACTATAAAATAATTTCCCTTTATTATCTACAAATAGATCATTTGACATAACTGTTTCAATTATATTATATTCCCCACCTACTTCTAATTTATTTGGTCTTGGTTCTACCGGAATAAATTGTTTAGTTTCTGTTATAATACCAACTATAGTATTATCTTTATCTATAACTTTAGAACTTGGTTTGCACGGAATTTCAAAAGAGGATTTTTCATATAATGTAAAAAGTTTCTTTTTTAATGTTGGGTATTTTATTAATAACGTTTCATCGTCAATAAAAATAATATCTGTATGTTCCAATATAGAACTGGGATATATTGGTAACATAAATGAGTCTGGAGCAGGAATACGTCTTTCATTTTCTCCTTCACCTTTTGTAATTGTTTCGTTTATAAGTAAACCGATACATTTTCCATTATAATTTATAATTTGTTTTTGTATACCATAATTTATTGATACTAATTTATTGACAATATCATCTGAATATCTTAATGTTTTTTCTAGAGGTTTAAATTTATATTTACTAGGATTACTTGGTAATATACCACATTTTTTATCATTAAGATATATTAATTTAACATTTTTAATGAGAATACTCATATCGTTAAGTTTATTTTGTTTTAATTTATTTTTACTAAAACTAGTATAAATATTTAGTTTGAACCTTTCTCTTCTTAATTCACTCTTTTTGCGTTCACAATAAAAAATAGGTTCATAAAAGTGTGTATGTTTTAATATAATGTACGTTTCAGCCCCATCTTTAAAGTTATTATTAGAGTAATGATTTGTAGGGCAAAGTAATTCAATATAATTTGATTCGAAATCTTCTTTTATTTCAAAAATAATTAAATTGATCGGCTTCTCAAATATCAAATTATGTTTATTATTAGAAACGATATCCCATATATAATCATGCGTAATAGTTGTTTCTTCTGATTTTAAAAATTCTAAAAATTCCTCAAAAGCATTAACGCATTTTTCAAAAAGAATTTTTTGTTTATTTTTACTTCTATTCAGGTTTTCACCTAATTTTGTCGTGGTTGCATATTTTGTAACATCAACCTTCTTTTTATTATTATAAAACACTTGTATTAAATTTCCATTCATAAACTTTACAAAACTATCTAATGTAATATTGCCTTCTCCCCATATTTTCTTTTTTAATTCATGGTTTGATATAACAGTATTTTTTTTATGAGTAAAACTATAAATACTAGACAAACATGATATAAATGATTGATTATTACTTTGTTCTACACCAAGTCTTAATATACAATTAAAATCACCTTTTAATTTGCAATTTTTTAAATCGTTGGGTAAAAATTTTTGTAAATTTAATGGTAAATATCCAAATCTATTTGCGTCAAGTGGAAATTTATTTGGCTGTTGAATATAATCAATTGAAATTTCTTCTTCTAATAAAAGAGTTTCTTTACTTTGTTTATCCTTGCTTTTTTTATCTAATGATTTTTTCGTATCACTTCTATATTCTTCAAAACATTTTTGTTTTGTTTCTGTATTCTTTGCTTTTTGTGATATTTTAAAACAACATGGAATACATGAATTTTTATTAAATCCAGGACTATTATAAATATAGTCACTATCTCCCTTATGATGTTGTTTTTTATCATCAAATTCAATTATTTTACCTGAACAAAAACTGCTTGTAATATTATCCCCTTCTTTTTTTATTTGGTCTTCTGTTAAACTAATATTTTCTTCTGAACACCAATATCTAGGGCAAATATAATAATGTGATGTGTTTGGGTCAGTACTATATTCAAGTGCTTCTGTATATGAACCACTATGATTGTCATCAATATTTTTCTTCTCTTGTTCTGTAATAATGATTGGTTGTTTTTTTGCATTAGCAGCACAGTTTCTAGAATATAGGTTATCAGTAGTATTAAATTTTAGAAATAGGTTTTTATCATATTGCTCTATTCTATTTTGTGCATAATTTCTATCATCTCCTTTTCTTGCACCACCTAAGCTTTCACCTAACTCAGAACCGAGTGACAAAGAACCTAAGCTACCTGGAATACTTAAATCATCTTCATCTTCATCTGCATCTGCATCTGCATCTTCATCTTCATCTTCATCTTCATCTTCATCTTCATCAATTAGTCCTTCGTTTGATTTTACAACAAAAAAATCTTGTTCTTCATCATCATCATCAACTTCATCATCTTCGATATTTCTTGCATCAATCTTTTCTTCATCACTAATATATTTTATATCTTCAGTACCTTCCTTCTTATTTTTACATATTATTTTTTTCAATTTATCACTATCTGTGCCTAATACTATATCAAAAAATGTTTTTAAGTAAACAGATATATGTTGGATGTAATGTATATTATTTATACCATAGAAAGTAATAATATAATTATCTTTATTCTTTTTATCTTTTTCAACTGTAATTTTAAATCCATCCTCTTCATTTAATTCGTTGTAATTTTTCACCTTTTTAAATAACATAGCAGTATTTGATTTTATTTCAAAAATATTAGACAAACAATTGCCCTTTTTTAAATTAATTTTATTACTTGTATTAAGATTATATATGTAATTACAATCTAAAATTGAAATATTAGATGAATATATATCTGTAAAAAAATTTATTTTATATCCATTCTTCTCAAATTTATTTTTTATTACTGTAAGTATTTTATTTATACCATATTGAAACAATTCATTTAATTTATCCATAGTTATATGTTTTTCATCTTCGTAAAATATAAACATATCCCCATTATTTCTTAATTCTATAAAATAAGCCATTTTTTTAACAATAATATAAATTGTTAGACCTTTATGATTACCGATTGACCTTTGTATTTTTGCGATTTCTGATTTTTTTAAATATGGTATTTTTCTTCCATCAATTGATGTACCTTTACTATATATTCTAAATAATTTTTCTATCTTGGGACCAAGATTTAATTTAAGTAACGGGAATTCTTCTGTTGAATGCAACGATTTAAATATTAAATCTAGTGGGACAAACATGTTATTTACAGAAAATATTTTTAATTTTATGGATGTAATACCCATTTGTGATACATATTTTTTAAATTCTACATCACTATAGTTTTTATATATTTCGTTGATACTTTCATTATATTTTTCTTTATTTGATACTAATTTCAAAGAACTACTTTTTAATTTTGTAAAATTTGATTCATAGATTTCAGTATCAAAAATATTTTGTTCGTATAAATAATAATAATATAATTCAACTATTTTTTTCAGAATATTTTTTTCAGAAAATTTACATAAGTAAATATCATTATTGAAAATATCATATTCAAATAAAAAATCTCCATTTGTTCTAATAACTTTATTATTAAGAATGTTTTTTTCAGTTTTAATATCAAATGGTGATACCGAATTATAAAATATATAATTTTCACAATTAAATTTTTGACCAATTGGAACTTTTACTAATATTTTTTCATTTTCAATATATAGAATATCCTTTATATGCATTTGCTCTGAGCTATCAAAATCTAAAAATTTATTAAATATATCATCATCTATATTACTTTTTATGTTATAAATAAGAATATTTTCATCATAATCACTAGTTTCAATAGTTTTTAATATATTTGCTATATTCAAATTTTTTAATTGATTTCCAAATAAATATATTTCTTCAAAAGTAATACTATCATCATATTTAATTATTTTTAATTTTATATTTTCGATTGTATCATCTTTATGAATGTAATCATTTACGAAAACAATTTCAACATTATTTTTTTCTAGTTGTTCAAACTCTTTTTTATTTAATATTTGATCTAAATGTTCTTTATGATATTTTTCGTTGTCACCACAAAAAATCATTATCTTTTTTGTAATATCATCATTTATATAGTGTATTTTAAAGACTTCTAACATATATATATTATTTGTATATATTTATATTATAAATAATATACAATTACAATTAAAATATTATAGATCATAATATGGATTATCACTTATAGTCATACCACAATATTCTTGAGGGTTTTTTTTATAATCAACGGGATCATAAATACCGGATGATTTGGCTTCTTCTAATAAAAATTTAAAATTATCCCAAAATTCTCTTTTGTGTCCTACTGTTATACTCGCAACGTGTGCTAATTCATGAATACCTACAAATGTTAATGTTTCAATATCAATTAAATCGTTATTTTGTTTATGTGTTGTAAGACAAAAAGCAATTTTTTCACCTTTATTTTCGCTGTATGCTGTTAACTTACTAGTAGGTAATGTTTCTTGTATTTTATTAGGTTTAAAATTATTAACTAATCTTTTAACATTTTCTCTTTCAGGATATTTTTCACCGACATATTCAACTAATTTTGTTAAGTTTTGTGTAGCAGTTGCCAATAAATCTGCGGCCATAGTAATTTTTGACCTTTCTCTAACACAGTATTTATTACCATCTACCTCAGATACTATGCATCTTAAATTAAACGAATCAGATTCTAAATATATTTTTATACATAATAATAATATTACACCAGTTAAAATATATCCTAAAATATTAATTTTAGACATATATTTTATTCATATTTTATATTTTTTTAAAATAATTATTGACCTCCTTGGCCTAATTCAAGAGGAACTCTCATATGATCAGGTTCCATAGTTGTTTGGTGCCATGGTCCAACATTCATTTGTGGATTAGGTGGTTCAGATCTGATTTGTAAATTAGCATTACGAAGAGATTGACCAACAGTATTGATACCGATGTGATGACCAGATTTTAATAAATTTACATCACTTAATTCACCAGAACCTGATGGGTTCAAAGAAGCCCATTCGCTATTAGCATCCTTAGGCAATAATTCTTTGGGGTCCATAGTTGATTGTTTCATGCATGATGGAGGAAGACCATGGGTACTAGTGCTAATACCCTGTACAGTTTGATACTCGTTATCAGGAACACTTGCTTTTGGTGCAGAAGCGGTAGCAGATGGTGCTGTTTCTCCTCCTGTCATACCAGATTGAACAGATGACTTAAGACCTCCGTATTCCATCAATAAATAAAGTATCACAAAGGCTGCAACAACTCCTAAAACATTAGATTGCACAAATTTTATAGCTTTATCAGCAACTTTCTTCAAAGAACTTAACATGCTCATTATATAAAACTAATGATAAAATATTTTTCTTAAATATCTCATTTATTTATAAATTTTAATGGTTCAATAATTCGATGGGGCCACTTTCACTATTTTTTTTTCCTTCCATCGCTTTATTCATCATTGCTTTATCAAATTCATCATCGCTGTCATCTAATCCTTCTACATCCCATTCTGATTTTATCTTTTTTAATTCTAAATAAGATATTAATGCATGTTTTTTTGCCTCTTTTGCTTTTTTTCGTGCTTCGGAATATATTTCTAGATAAACCTCATCAGGCCTTTTTAATGTAATTTCTTCTAAATTTTCAGCATTATCTAAATTTAATTGTACCTCTTCTATTTTATCCACTTCAAAATTTACAAGTTCTTCTAAATTTTGGTTTTCTTCAACTTCAACTTTTTCTTCATTATTTTCTAAATCTTTATCTGTTTCTAAAGTGTTGTTACTTTCTAAAGTTTCTTGATTAATTGTTGGTAAATTAATTTCATTATCAGCATTATCATCATTATCGGTATATTCTGTAATATTTATTTCTTCGTCATTATCATCATCATCTAATTTATTTTCTGTATCATATGATTTTAATGATATCTTTTTTTTACTTCTAACTTCTACATTTGGTTTTATTTGACATTTGCTAAACATATTATCATTTAATACCATTACTTGTTTTAACTGAATCATTATTTGAAAATTTTTTGGTGTAAATTTAACACCATGTATCTGTAAAATACATACCATAGTATTATCAGGTGTTACATCTTCTAATTTCATTTGTCTTTCTTGCTGGTCATATATTGAAAGATTGCTTACACTATGTGAAATTCTTGGTGATTCTGTACTTGTTTTAATCATATTAAACATTCCTGATTTATAGCTTCTAATAGAACTTGTAAACGCGTTTTCAATATCATCTAATTCTATTTCATCTTGAAACCAATCTTTAGATTTTTTAAAAATTAATTTTTGACAATATTCCTCTAAATTTTCAAACCACTCAATAAATTCTGTATTTGATCTTTCAAATAACATATCGCAATTTATTTTCTTTGCAGTTTTTACAAACCCATTTTTGGTTGTACATAATGGAGTTTGTATATATAATTCGTTGTTTTCATTTAATAGTTTTGTGAAAAATGTCCCACCCTGTAAAGTAATTGGATTTACTAAAGATAATTTTGTGAAATCAAAAGAATCGCTTGGTACTAAAATCTTATATTCACTCATGCTTTTATAACATATTTAAATTAAAAAGAATATACGCAAACGCATTATAATCTAATATATTTTATATTTAATATTGTATGGATAGTTCCACTAAAAATATTATTTATACAGAGATTATGGATGTTTTAAAGAATGAAGATGTTAAAATGCAAATACGTGAATTATTTAAACCTATAATAGATATGTTGTTAGCTGATATTTATCCATATATTATGTTATCAATGGTATTTGTAATTATTAGTTTTTTTATTATTTTAGGAAACTTTATTTTACTATTGCGTAGTAGATTTTTATATGATAAAATAATATAATATTTTGTATATATATATGGCTAAGGCAACCAGAAAAAACTATCGTGGTGGTGACGGGGCTAGTTGGGTATCCAAGACAGTAGGAGATGTTGGTGCTCAAGTATCTAAGGCATTAAGTGCCGGATCAAAGACTAATACTCTTTCGGGCGGACGTAGAAGAAGAAGAACTCTTAGAAAGAAGGGTGGTGCTAAGAAAACCAAGAGAAGCACATGCGGTACTGCTCGCAGAAGAACCCGCAGAAGAACTGGAGGATTTTTAGGAGGAGTTATTAGCTCTGCTATTGTCCCCTTTGGATTATGGGGTGCTCAGCGAAGAATGGCTCGTAGAGTTAAGAAGGGAAAGAAATAAATTAAAATAAAATTTATATTATATAATTTATAATATAAATGGAGCAAGGCGCGTTTATTGATAATATTAAGCAATGGGTTTCTCTAGATAATAAATTAAAAGTTTTAAATGAAAAATGTAAGGAAATCAGAGAGGAAAAGGGAGATATTTCCGATAAAATTAATGTATTTGTTGAAAATAATAATTTGGAGGATAATGTAGTCGAAATTACAGGTGGTAAATTAAAATTTACTAAAAATAAAAGTCAGGGTGCAATTACATACAAATTTTTAGAAAAATGTTTAGCAGAACTTTTTCCTGAAAATCAGATAGAAAGAATAATAGAACATGTTAAAAATAGTAGAGAAACAAAATATGAACCAGATATTAAAAGGTATTTTTCAAAATAATTAAATGTATATAACATTTATGGAGGTTGAATATAATATGTATTCTTTTATTAATCATAAATCTTTATCTCATTTAGCAATTCCATATTTTTATTTTGTAAATAATGAAAACATAGTAAAAAAACTAGATAGTGATTGTTTGTATGATCCAAAATGTATTTCGGATAATTTATTTGATACATTTTTAAGGAGTGAAATTGATAAAGAAGAACAAAAACCAAAACAAAAACCAAAACAAAAAGTAAAAATTAATAACACCAAAAAAAACAAGAAGAAATATGGGAGCTTTACAAGAAAATATAAGAAATGAAAATATATATTATAATTTTAAAGTTATAATATATATATATATGACAACTGAAAATGAAGCAGAGAAATTATATAATACGTTGGTTAGTTTAGTAGTATCATTCTTTCCAATAATTGTTGTTATTATTCTTGTTGCACTTGGTACTATTACAATTATGAGTGGTATAATGATTATAACTATAGTTATTTTAGTGTTGTATATTTTTAATTTATCATTTAATTTAAGTTTATCTACTACATTAGGTAGCCAAGATAATAGTGATAATAGTGATAATAGTGATTGTAGTGTATGTGGTAAAGATAAGTGTAAAAAACACGCTAAATTAAATAGATTACATAATCATCTTCATAGTGGTAATGGTTATGGTTCTGGATATAGACAAGGTTCTGGATATAGACAAGGTTTAGGTAATACAAGTACTTGTCCTAATGGATTACCTATTTGGGAACATTATTTAAGAAAATATGGATTATTATATGATGATTTAGGAACTGAACAACGCATACCTGACGATGGTATTAAATATGTAGTTGTTGAATATAATACTCCTACTAGTGATACGGGAATTTCATTATCAGAAGTACAAATATGGGAATCTACCGGAACTACATCAACCGATGATACTACAACAAATGAATATGTTGTTAGTGGATTAACAAATATTGCACCTCAAGCATCTATTGATATTACTACAGGACATATTACATCTAATGACCCTAATACAGATTTAAGTGGTAATAGAACTGATACATGTGCAGATTTAAATATGTCTTTAAATACTGGTTCATCTGTATATTATCATCAACATGGTAGTTCTGGAACTCAAAATTCAAATCATGTTAATAATCATTACGGACCTAATGGACATCATGGTCCAAGTACTCATTCATATAATAACCCTAATGGAAATCACGACCCACGTACTCATTCACATAATAACCCTAATGGATATATGAGAGAACCTATAGATGAAAATCATTATAATGAACATCATGACCCAAGTACTCATTCACATAATAACCCTAATGCAAGACCTATATACCAATATCATAATGATGACCATGGTATTCATAATAATGTAACTCATGCTAGAGAAAACCGTTCATTATATGACCAACACATAGAAGACCATTATATTGAAGGTATGACAACTGATCTTAAATCAACATTAACAAATAATAATTTTGCTGATCAATATTTAAATATTGTTACAGATGCTAGTAGTAATACCGTAGTTCAACAAGAAACCATGAAGGTTGGGCTTCATACTGCTAAAAATCATGATGAATTATATGTTGTTAGATTAATTACACCAACAACACTTATGAATGCCACAGTTTCTTTGTTGAATGGTAACCAACAAGTATTATATTCTAAAAATATTAAAGAAACAGCAAATGTATATACTTTTAAATTAGGAGCTACAGGGAATGAAACTAATATTAATACTGCACTTGATAATTATGATAGTTCTTATACACAAAAGATGTATGATGTTTGCCCTATACCCCAAAATAGAAAACAATATGCTATACAACATAGAGCAAATAATCCTAATAATAATATGAATTGTACCACAGAAACATTTGTATCTACTATAAATTTAAAACCATTATCCATTAAAGCGAACCCGATAACACGAGATTTAATTTAAGATAATTTAAAATTATATAAAGTTTATTTTTTATATAATTTATAATGAAAACATTCACTTTGTTTATTAAAAAATATTTGAAAAAACCAGTAGTTATTCATAATAAGAATGGTATATTAACTGTTTATGGTGATGAAAAAAATATTGTTTCTCTTGTAAAAGATGGTACCAGCTGTAATACGTTTCAAAGTGTTATTTTTAAAACAGATAATGATATTAGGTTTATATGTAAAACTGAAAAGATAAATATTGATCATTATGAACCAAGTTATGATGAAAAAATAATTGAAGAGATGACTAAAAGAGGAGGGTTATAATTAGTTTTTTTTTCTGAAAAATAAACAATATGCTTTGGGTGTTACTACTATTTCTTGTCTTATTTCATTAACATGAGTATCGTTGTAATTATACCATTTTCCATTTGCATTTTTTACATTTGCTGTATAATGACCACCTTGTGTTACTCCACTATGATTACATACTCCATATAATTCATATGTATTATCACCTGACTTATATCCTATTACATATTTTGATAATTCTATTATATGTGGAACATCAATATTATTTTGTTTTTTTGAATTATACATATCATATCTTTTTATATCAACAATTAATATTTTAGGTAATTTCCAGAAACATGTTTTTTTATTTATAGCTTCTTTTTGTTTTGTATTTTCATTATACCACATATTATCACCATCTAATGTTTCTACTTCTGTAAAAGTATCAAAACAATCATATATATTTATAACTCTTTTTCTAGGTGGAATAGGTAAATTAATAATAAAAAATGATTCAGAAGCAACACTTAATACTGATTTTTCATCTAGATTTTTATATTCAATATCTTTTTTATAAATTAGGGTTGCTTGAATACCATAAAATAGATCAATAATTTCACTATATTCCTTTTCTTGTAATCTTTTATATGATTCTAAACATTTTACAGCAATTTTATCCTTAAAATTTTTGATTTCTCCTTTTAATACTATATCTACTTCTCTTTTCAAACTATCATGAAAACAACCTAATAAAAATGTTAGAAATTCACTTAAATCATTTTGTTCATAACCTGTAAATAGATCTTGATTTTTATCTTTTGCAACTTTTTGAACGGTTATTACAAAGCCTTTGGGAGCGATTGTACAATTTTGAGACCACATTAACTTTCTTAATTCATTCCATTCTTTAAGTAAATTACTACTTGAATTTTTATTCATAAAACTAAATAAAGAAGAACTATCTAATAGTTCATTTAGTTCATAACTATGAGATATCGCTTGTAGTGCTGAATTTAAAAAACATGTATTTCCAAGATTAACTAGCCCTGTTAATCCTTTATTTTCATATTTTGTTATATCCATGAATAATAATATTATAATTAATTATTTAAACAGTTTTCATTCATTTTATATATTACCTAATATATAATGAATGATGAAATATTAAATAACTATAATCGTCTTATAACATCATCACAAGAAACGATGCGTGATGTAATTACAATTATTAATCATCAAGAAAGTACGTTGAGACGTCTAATAAATCGTGATTATGATGATACTACAAATACAATAAATACATTAAGAAGAGAAAATCAAGAATTAAGAAGAAGACTGAATTCTCAAGTACCAACTCCAAGACTAAATATACCTACACCAATTACTAATCCTACCTGGACACATCGTGAAATAAGACCTCCTTTACAAAGTAATGAACCTATTGATATTAATAGAAATACTAGACAAACTAATCGAAATCCTAACATTACTTTATTACCTAATAATCAAGACCAATATATGAGACGATATTTAACTAATATACCTGATTTAATATTTGGCACCATAGGTCAAGAACTAACCCCTGTTGTTGTTAGACCATCTGATAGACAAGTACGAGAAGCAACTCAATTAGTTAGATTTGGAAATATAGTTGATCCTCAAAATAGTAATTGTCCTATTTCTCTTGAAAGATTTGTTGAACAACAATTAGTAACTAGAATTATTTTTTGTGGACATATTTTTTCAACTAATGAATTACAAACATGGTTTGAAACAAATGTTAGATGTCCATTATGTAGATTTGATATTAGAGAACATAGAAATCAAGTATCCAGAAATAATCTTTCAAGTGTTATAGAAAATAATGAACCATTAAATGATACATTTAATCAACCTGAACCTATGCCAGAATCTATGCCAGAATCTATTCAAGAACCTATTCCAGAACCTATTCCAGAACCTATTCCAGAACCTATCCCAGAACCAGAAATAGAACAAACATATGAAAATGATATTGAACAAGAAGAAGAATTATTTAATTCTATTTCTAGAAATGTAGATAATTTATTAAGAGACTCAGAGGACTTGTCATCAAATTTATCAGATGAATTAGTTAGAAGTGTTAGAACTATTACTAGTAATTTACAATCTTTAACACCAATAAATCATATTAATATTACCACAAGTGATATATTTGATATTTTTAATAATGATACCTCATTTAATATGGTTAACAATAGAATAGAATTTATTAATAGATATTCAAATACACAAGACATATCTAGTAATCTCGTTTAGATAATTTTGAAAGTTTATTAATCATTTTATCATTTGTAATCTTTTGTTTTTCTAATATATTTATTTCATTTATAAGATAATCTATTGTATATAATGGATCAATAAATGACCCCCTCTTCTTTTTTATTGTTTCATCTGAAACTTCAAATTTATCTGAAAAACAGTATTGGACTAAGTCTGGCTCCATTATGAAAGGATTTATGTTTCCTTGGTATTTATATATTTTTATGTTTTTTAAATACTCATCATTATCAACTGGATCTTTTAGGTTCCATTCTATTAATGTTTTGAAATCAATTATATCTTCTAGTTCATCCATAAAATCATATTTTATTGTAAAATAAGATAATGCTCTTGATATTTTACCTCTAGAATAATTCGTAGGTATAAATGTTTTTTGTTTTCTATTTGATACCATTAAATAACCTGTTTTTGTAAATATATCTCTATGAGTATTTACTTCACAGCCTTTCCTATCTAAAATCTTTATTTTATCATCTAAAGAAACACTAGCAGAATCTATATATTTGAAATTTTGTCTTAAATTGTTTAATCTACTATTGCATAAATATAAATTATGCATATCTGACTTTAATACCGATTTATTAGATTTACCCTTAAATTTAAATTGTGGGAAAATATGTTCTACATTTTTTTCAAGTGTTCCATCACCATATATGTCAATCTCACCTATGTTTTTATGTAATATATCCTTTGCTTTTGGATATGTAATATGTTTAAAATTTTTTTCTGTTTCTTTTTTTATATATTCTCTTAATCTTACTGGAGAAGATGCTTTTATAAGTGAATTGGTTATAAAAGAAGTTGTCTTACTAATTGAAATCAGTATAAACAAAAATATATATTTCATATTTATTATATTTAAAAAAAAATGATTTTATATTAAATATTTATAACTTTTAAATAACTAAAATGAATGTCGAACAAAAAATAGACACTAACAATATGTGTAATATTTGTAATATTAAAAATATTTTGGTAGAATGTCGTAATTGTTCTAAAGATATGTGTACATATGATAGTTGTGGTATGCATTTTCACCATATTAATAATACTATATACTCTATATGTGATATATGTGTTCAATCAATTAGTAAAAAATTTATTGTATCAATCGACTATAACAAACTAAAATGTTTAAAGAAAAAAATTAAATTACGAAAAATGGTTAAATATTAATTATATGGTATATAAATGGACATTACACCATATTATAAAGAAGCATCGCAATATGTTACAACTATTCATCCATATATTTATAATTCTGTTGGTATTTATGGTATTTGGATTTGTCTTCATTATGGAGCTGCAAATTTATACGCTTATAGTTGTAATAATTGGAGTATAACCGGTTTTTTTACTTCACCTATTATTAACAGTACTCCGTATTGTAAAGGTTTAAATTGGATAATTAGAACAGGTTCTGATACTATTGATACTATGTGGGTTACTGTCGGCACATGGATGTCAGGATATTTATTAAATAAATCATTATTTGGTGCTAAATAATTTTTAATTATATTATATGAATTTGTATAATAATATAATTAACCATCTTTTCAATTTTAGTCTCTCTTTGCTCCTTTCTTAGCGGGAGCAACAGCTCCTAAACTTCTTGATCTATTTAATCTAGATTTTACATAGCTTGCATCATATGTTTTATTATTATTTTCGTTGTAATTTCCTTTAGATACAGCCATCGCTCTTCTATCTTGTGTAACTTGCGAGGAATCTTGACGTGTTACATTTTTAATACCTTTTCCTGATGTTGGACCTGCTCTTGCTGCGAACATTTTCATTTGGGCAGGTCTAATTTTTGGTGTATCATCACTTGTTACTTGGCTACTGTCTAAATACTTTTTGGGTTGTAGATTGGCTCCTAATCTTCTATTCCATGCGAAAAAACTAGATGAACTACGCATGTACATTTTGGGACCTGTAATAAATGATTCTTTACTCATATAATTATAAATAGATTATTATTTATAATTATTTATTTACTTTTTTGTTTTTCTCTTGGACTTCTTGTTCTTTCTTGTTTTTCTCGCCTTTCTTGTTTTTCTCATCTTTCTTTTTCCTCCTCTTTTAGTTAATCCACTCAAATTACGAGCAGTAGCTTTAATAGTTTTTACATCTTTTTCAAAGTTATACAGCGCATCCATTAATACATCAACCTGTGTATCTAGTTTTATTCGCTCTTCTAAAAGTGTTTCATCTCCTGTTCCCTTTCCTATTTCTTCATCTATTTCTCTTACTCTATTTTGTTTTCTGTTGATTTCTTCCTTTAATTGTTTTAATGAACTATTCAATTTTTGAACAGATTTCACTAATTCATTAGTATCCATATTCATATATTTTATATAAAGAAAAAATATTATGTTATCTTTTAATTGATAAATATGAAATATTGTCCTTTCCAAAATTTATATTTATATATTCAAAAATATCATCATAACTAATATCTTTTGAACATGTAAATATATCTAAACATAATTTTTGATATTCGGGCCAACTATGAAAAGTAAAATGACTTTCTGATAATAAATATATTCCAGAAAATCCATATGGATCAAAGTTATTATATCTTTTATCTATTATTGTAAAATTCCCTTTTTTACTAATGGTTTCCATTATGTCTTTGAGTGTTTCATTATTATTTATAATTTTTTGATCAACATTAATAATATTGATTAATAAATGTTCTCCAACTACTACATCACAATTTAATTCAGCCATATACCCTATAGAACGGTTTTCTTTAAGCATTTTAATATTTGTTTGTTCTCTCGACTCTCATTATTATTATATGATGGCTAAATATATATTATATATCAAAAATGCTACTCACAACAAATATCTATAATAACGAAGGCTTATAACACAACGAAGAGAGATAACAGTATAATCTAAATTAATTTATTACTATTTATATTTAATGATAATACTAATAAATTCTTAATTTCTGCGAGTTTTTCTCTTCTTTGTTTGTTTTCTTTTCTTCTTAAGAGATTTTGTTTTTCTCTTCTTTGTTTTTTTAGATTTCTTTGCTGGTTTTCTCTTCTTCTTTGTTTTTTTAGATTTTATGCCTAGCATATTACGTCCTCCTCTACTCCCCTCATTGTATAATTTATATTTATCTCCTTTAGGTAATCTACATGTAACAATATGTTCTCCGTTTTCTCCTTCTTCATACTGATAATTACCTTTAACACTACATATTTCTTGAAGCGCTGGGTCCGCGAAATTGGAACCTTTATCTATTGCCATATCAATAGCCGCATGTTTATCTCCATTTCCTGTTACTGGTCCCATATGAGTAGTAGTATATATTCCTCCCATTGCTGTTATAATTTTAAAAATAACATTTCCAAATCCCATTATATATTATATTGCTATTATATTCTCTCGTCTCTCATAATTTTATATATAAGGCTAAATAAATTGGGATAGTGGTATTTGTATAATATATAGAACATCGATACATAAATATACTTTTTAAGATATTAATGAGATTCGCAATTATAAAATTTTAGAAAAAACTGTATATTTTTCTTCAGGATAAGAATTTATATAATTTAAATGTTTTATTTTATCAGGTCTTTTATGAATATAAGTTTCATATTCTAAACGTCTTATCATTAATTCGTCTTTTAATAAAGGAACTCTAATATCGTTTTCTATAATAATACTGTTTTGTATTACTTCTTTTGTTACATCTGAAGAAATTTTATATGATGGATACATTTTACATATATCGTCAAACAAATCAAATCTAACAATAAAATTCTCATAACATATATTACCATAATAAATATTTAAGTGTTCATTTTTACTATCAAAATGACACTTATATTTACTATAATTATTTTGTAATACATTTTCAAGATGTTCAACTGTTTTATTCATATCTAAACATATTATATCAATATCATCCCTACTAACATTAAACATCGGAAAATTTTTATCTTTTTTTATAATTGCATAATTAGTCATATCTTTAAAAAATAATAATAAATCTAAATCTATAT